ATGGTGTTATCCTTGGGGAAGATGAGGAGTACACAAGGGATTATGCAAACTTAGCGGGTATACCTGAAGTAATTGATAGGTTTATGTTGAAATTGTCTGGATCGACGGGCATCCCTGTTACTCGTTTATTTGGCCGTTCCCCTGCTGGTTTGAATGCTACGGGTGAAAATGATCTTAGAAATTATTATGACTTGGTAGAAGCTAATCAACGAAATAAGTTGATGCCGCCTTTACGAAGACTGATTAATTTTATTTGTAAGTTTAAGAATGTAGAAGTTCCTGAAATCACATTTAATAGTTTGTATCAGTTGGATGAAAAAGAGAAGGCTGATGTTGAAAAGACATATGCAGAGATAGATGAAATTAAATCCAGAACGGAAAAGAATGAAGTGGAATCTGATATTAGGACTTCTGAAGAGGTAAGAATAAAGAAGGGATATCAGGAAGCCAGTCCATTAAAAGAAGAAGAAGATGAACCGGCAAAGTGAATTCGATCTTCTATTAAAGCTACATCGTGAGAATATGTCCCAGAAAGAGAGAAGTAGGGACATAAAGGCCCCCGTTACTTTGTATCCAATGTCTATTGAAAATGAATATTATTTAGATATAAAAGAATTCCAGACTGTTATAGTAAACAAAACATTTGAGAAATTAGATAGTAGATTGGCGAAGTGGATTAAGAAAGACTCAGAGAGCGACGATTTTGAACGCTTTAAACAAGAACTTGAGGATGAGTTGATTGCTTTATTTGGGGCAACTTTTTTGTGGAACAGTAAGATTGCCAATGTAATAAATTCTATTGCTCAGAAGGTTTTTACTTTTAATAATGCACAATGGGGTAAGCAAACTGAGAAGGTGATTGGTCTGCCTTGGAAGGTGAATGCTGAATGGTGGATTGAAATGGAAAAAGAATGGGCATTTAATAATTATACCTTAATTAGAAATTTGTCTCAGGAATACATAAACAAATTAGATGTATTAATTGTGACAGCTATCCAGTCGTATTGGAATTATTCTAGTTTACAGGAATCCATTAGAAAATTGGCTGATAAAGTGGTTGGGTACAGAAGTGCATTGATTGCCCGTGATCAGGTTGGAAATCTTTGTGCCGCAATTTGGATGACTCAGTACAAGGAAATTGGTCTTGATTATTACATATGGGAGACAGCTTTAGATGAGAAGGTGCGGGGCAATCCAATGGGAAAATATCCTAGGGCCGTGCCTTCACATTGGGTTATGCAAGGATTATTGATGAGTTGGTCGAATATGGGTGTATACTCCGATGATTTAGGGAAAAGTTGGAAAGCTAAAAAAGGGATTATGGAAAGGCTCCATGTGGCAATGGCTATAGCTTGCCGCTGTCGGCCCCGGCCATTTTGGAATGATAAGATTGCTAAAATAGATAGGGAGATAGGATGACAGAAGAAGAGAAGAAAGAATACATGAAAGACTATTCAAAAAAATATTATCAATTACATAAAGAAGAAAAGAAGCAACATAGAAAAGAGTATATGAAAAAATATTGGGATACGCACAAGGAAGAAAAGCAACGATATGACGAGGAATATTGCAAAAAAAATAAAGAAGCAGTGGAACAACGGCATCAATTATACAGGGAAAAGAATAAAGAACAAATAAAAGAATATCAAGCACAAAATAAAGAAAGAATAAAACAGTATCGTAAACAATATTATAAACAAAATAAAGAAAAAATAAAACAATATATAAAACAATATGCAGAGCATAGTAAAGAGATTAAAAAGAAATATTATGAAGAAAATAAGACAGCAATAAACAAACAGAAACTGAATTATTCTCGGCAAAAAATAAAAGAGGATATTGATTTTAAATTGCTTGTATGTTTGCGTTCAAGGTTGACTATGGCGTTAAAGCATAATTATAAGACTTCTTGTACTAAAGAATTGCTTGACTGTACCATTTCTGAATTTAGAAAGTTACTAGAAGAACAATTTGATGAAGGTATGTCATGGGATAATTATGGTAGGAATGGCTGGCATTTGGATCATATCCTTCCTTGTGCTAGATTTGATTTTGGAAAAGCAGCGCATCAACGGGTGTGTTTTAATTATAGAAATACACAACCTATGTGGGGAAGTGAAAATATACTTAAAAAGGCTTCTCTACAACCCGGTTGGCAAGAAAAATTATACGAAATCTGTTTTGCTCTGGGTATTGGCCCTAAACAGATACTTGATGCCAGTAGTTTTCCGATAGGAGGCCTGTGATGAAATGTTTTCCGCAGTTGCTACGTATAATTAAAGAAGAGATAGAAGCCATTGATTTTGGTGTAATTAAAATTACTGTTAATAAAGAGGGATCATACGTTGAATTAAGTGCAGAAAGAAAAAGGAGAGTTTTGAAAACACCGGAAGACTCCTTTTCTGATGATACTTTTCGTAGGGGTTGATTTTCTCCTTCCAGGGCTTGACAAATTAAAAATTCTAGTATATAGTCTTTTTTATATATGATAAAATATTAAATACCCTTATTAAGGGGGGCATTTTGGCTAAAAGTTATGATCAAGTATCCTTTCAGATTGGATTTCCTCCAAATTTGATACAACTCCTGAAGGTTATTTAGCAGGTAGGGCCGCTGTTACAAATATTGGTGTTTTTAGTTATCGAAGAGCAGATGGTTCCATTTTTAGAGAATTAAGGCTTCCTGAAGAAGTTTTTAAACCAGAGTCTATGAATTCAATAAAAGGTATTTCCATGACTTTGGATCATGTTTCTACTCTTACACCAGAAGAAAAGGATGTTGTGGGGCAGGTGGGACAGAATCCCTTAAATGGAGACAATCTTTATCTCTCCGTTGATTTGGTGGTAAAAGATCAGAATGCTATTGAAGAAGTTAAACACGGTAAAAATTATCTTTCCTGTGCTTATACTTGTGAAATTGAAGTAAGTAATGGTAGATGGCTAGGTATTGAATACGATGGAATACAACGAGGAATAAGTTATGCTGGGGGGCATTTAGCGATTGTGGATTCTCCAAGGGCCGGAGAAACGGCACAGATACGTTTGGATTCTCTTGATGCTGTCATGGTGGATGGTGTCAAACAAGATAAAGAAGAAATTATTAAGGAGGGGCATATGGATACTACTGTTAAGATTGATGCCTCTGAAGTAAAGGAAGCTGTGAAGGATGCAGTTAATGAAATTAATATTGATGCACTTCAGAAACAGATTGAAACCCTTACTAAAGAGAAAACGGTATTAGAGGCAGATAAGGATACCTTTAAAGATAAGGTGGATTCGCTGGAAAAGAAAGTGGTGGAACTTGAAGCCACCAAAATGGATGAAGTGAAGATTAAAGCCGCTGTAGAACGAAGAGTGAAAATTCTTGATTCTGCTCGTCTTGCTGAAGTTGAAGTTACTGATGCTATGGATGAAATTACTATTCAGAAAGCAGTAATTGCCAAGATTTTCCCCAAAGCTAATCTTGACGGAAAGGATCAGATTTACATTGATGCCAGATTTGACGGCGCTGTAGAAATGATTGCGGCTCAAAATGATTCTGAGGTTCGTAAGGTTGCTTCTGAGGAAACGGTTGTTACTGATTCCAAGGAAGAGATTGTTGATTCAAACAAAGCACGGGAGGCGTATGTAAAGAACCTCACCAGTGCTAAAAAATAAGGGAGGAATTCATGAGTGCATATGGAGATATGGATTCTGCCATGCTTGGTCTTCTGTATGGTTTTGATAACGATGTAGAGAGCTATCCTTGCTCCGCTGATGTTACCCCTGGGCGTCCTCTTTATCAGACCCCCGGAACCCCCACTACAGTACATTCCACGTATGTCGAAGGTGATATGTTTATGGGTATTGCAATTGCGTCACAGAGAGCTAACATTGCTGATGTTGGTCTTTACGCAAAGTATGAAGTTGTGAACATTCTTACCAAAGGAAAGATTTGGGCGCAGGTTGCCGTTGCAGTTTCTGGTGCTCCGGTTGCTGCCTACGCTACTTCCGCTGGTTTGTTCTCGATCACGGCTTCTGGCAATTATAATGGTGGTTGTACTTTCAGGACTAATCAGGCGACCGTTTCTGGCCTTGCAGTTCTTGAAGTGAATGGCCCTAAGCTTGTTGCGTAAGGAGGTTATAAAATGAGCGAAATTAAAAGAGATGCTATGAACCTTGATGCCAATGAGTCTGCATTCTTCAAGAAACAGCTTGAGTATGTAAAGTCTAAGACTTATGATGTGAAGTATGCCCCTAATAAGGCTCTTGGGCTTTTCCCCATTTCTACCGAAGCGGGTGAAGCAGCGAGTGAAATTACTTGGAGACAATACAGCAAGGTTGGCTTGGCTAGGCTTGTGTCTGATTATGCACAGGATTTCCCCCGTGTGGATATTTATGGAACGGAAACGTCTGTAAAGATTCATGAGATTGGTGCGTCCTATGGCTACTCCATCATGGAAATCAGAAAAGCGGCTATGGCTGGTGTTGCTCTTGAAACTCGTAGGGCTACTGTAGCTCGTGAGGCGATTGAGAAGAAACTTAATACCATTGCGCTGGATGGTGAATCTACTGCTAATATTACTGGATTCCTTAGCTATACTGGTAATACTGAGTATACGGTTACTTCTGGTGCGGCTGGTTATACATGGGCGGTTAAGACTGCTGATGAGATTCTTGAGGATATGAATGGTATTGTGGAAGCGGTTCTTACTGCGACGAACGGTATTGAACAGCCTAATACTATGCTTATGCCCCTGGAACAGTATTTGCTGATTGGTAGGAAGAGGATAGGGACCGATTCTATTGGAAAGACTGTACTGACTTATTTCCTTGAGAATAACCCCTATATCAAGAGGATTGAGTGGCTGACTGAACTGAAGACCGCTGGTGCCGATGATAGTTGTCGGTTCATGGTTTTCCCGAATGATGCTGATCATATTACTTTTGAGATTCCTGTTCCCTTCGAGCAGTTTGAAGCGGATAAGAAAGCTCTGACCTATGAGATTCCTTGTCTTGCCAGGACTGCTGGTATAATCGAATACTATCCTGTTTCTATAGCTTATGGTGACGGTATTTAATTATAGTATAATGAATTAGTACCTATAGGGTATATTCCTAAAGTATACCCTATAGGTCTTATTGAGTGCGTGTGTCCTTATGGATGCGGCTATTTTTTGTGAAGGAGAATCTACATGATTGTAAAGTGGACAGAAGAAAGAATTAAAGTTATTCCGAAGAATGACAAGACTGGTATGATCATTTTAGCCCCCGGTTATATCGAAGTAGAAGATGCTAATTGGGCCAAAGCTCGTGATCTTGTTGCTAATAGAATTGCAAAAGGCGATATAGTTGAAGAATGGAAAAAGATTACTCCTGAGCAAAAAATAGATTTTGCTATTACTATTAAGGATGGTAATCAAACTATGGCTCCGGCTAAGTTTGGTGATTTGCAGAGGCCTCGATGTAAAGATATAATTTTAGAAACGTATCATGTGCCTACCCTGTCTAAATGGCTGGATGAAGATATGAGGCAGGACATTAGGTTACTGTTGATGAAACAACTTCTTGTTGTTGATAAGGGAAATGCAGAACAGTATAAGATTCAAATGGCTGCGGTCATGGATAAGGTGGCACAGTAATGTCTACACCGGAAGAACTTGTTGCATTAATTTGCCCCACTCTTTCTACCATCTCTGGGTGTTCTACTTATATCTCCCTTGCAGAACAAATGACTTCTTCCGGTTTCTTTGGTGCTAATTATTCTTTTGCCGTTGCACTTAGGGCATCCCATTTGTATATGTTGAATACGAAACGTAATGGTCAGAGTGGTTATGTTACTCCTCAACAGGAAGGTAGACTGGCTAGATCATTTGGTGGTATGGGGAATATAAAAAGTGAATTAATGACTACATCATATGGGATGCAACTGTTGGATTTAATCAAAGCTACTAATGTTGGGGCTACGGTATCATCTACAGAAATATATGAAACCTATCTGGGTGGTTGAGTATGTTGTTTGATGAATACCAGGAAGCAGTTCAAATTTGGAGATTTATTACTCCTACAAGTGGGTATAGTGATCCTTATTGGACTTACATAAAAGACATTACTATGAGGATAGAGCCATTTGGGTCTACATATGATGGCCTGTTTAATCAACAGACTTTTTCCAATATAACAGATATGGGATATAGTCCTTATGAGTATAGGTTAGATGTATTGGCTGGTGATGGGATAGTTGATGTAGATGGGATACAACGAAAAGTGGTTGGGCAACCAGAATGGTATAAGTATGAAATGCCACATATTGAAATAAAGATGGAGAGAACACAGTTTACGGTGATATCATGAAAAGTAAACGGGTACAGTTAAGTGGTGGAATTTCTAATATGACGGTAGCAGAAATGCAAGCACCTTTTGAGGGGATACTTAGAAAGATTGGTGCTGCTGGTGTTGAGATAATGAGACAGAAAACAAGACCACATGATGATACAGGTGATTTAACTAATTCAATGATGTGGATTACAGATAAAGGGAAAAGTGATGGCGGGGTTGAACTTGATCCTCCTGGTAATGTAAATGAAGTTGATATGGGTTCTGCTTTGGACTATGCTTATTTCAGGGAATGGGGGTCTGGGCCACATACTACATCAAATAGAAGTGATGAGTTTATTGCAAGTTTGAAAGATTGGTGTAGAAGTCGTTTGGGCTTTGAACCGGATACTCCTGAGAATTATGGCAGGTTTAAGGCAATATTAAGGCATATAAGAGAAAATGGAACTGCGGCTGAACCTTTTGCTGTTAATTCAAAAGACGAGATAATGATGGAAGGGTTAAAATTGGGGAAGTTGGGTTTAGTGGAATTTTGGAATTATAGAAAAGGTAAAGGGAGTTGGACATGATCGACGGGGATTTATTAAATTACTTGCAAACATACCCCTCCTTAATTGCCTTACTTCCGGCATCCAAGATATTTTTAGGGCAAGCCCCTTCTACAGCAGTAATGCCCTGGTT